GAGGGGGTCCCTAATCTGTCGCTAAGGTGCACAAACCGTGCACTAGTACTCACCTTACGCTAACAAAGCGATCTCACACTCAGCCCCGTCAGTTTGCTCCCTCTGCCTTGCGGCATGAAGCTCCTGTTTACGGATCTGGTTGTGCGCTTGTGGCGTTGGTGTATGGAGGAGAAGAGCTTATGTCTTATCTACCGACGCAGGATGGACGTGCATACATTAAACCGTATGTTTACGTTTCCTACAATGTGAGGTGGGGAGGATATTTCCCAACGGACCCATATTATCGATTTGACTATTTCAACGACACTTTGTTGTTGGATGGTCCCGATGATGCTCCAGGTATATTTTTTCCCTGGTACGTGGGTCTTTCGGATCTCACTGGACACGATAGAAATAATCGTCAAAGTGGGGAGCTCAATCCCGGCTCGGCTTTTCTTACCTATAAGCCCGAGCAGCTGAAGTACGATGGCGATGCCGATTGGCGCAGCTATGGTGGTGTGGGACAGACCTTGTTCCACGGTAACTTCTCTCGCCTAAAGAACGAGAATCAAGTTGCCCATACTGCGTACAAAGGTGACGTCCAGGATGCAATCCCAGCAAACGACGAAACAATGCCGTTCTTGCTGGATGGCGTTTGGTATCCAAACGACATTATCCCCTTGCCGAGGAGATTGCGCTCTGGTAGTGGCAACGTCTACCGAACCGATGGATACAATCCAACGGGTTGGCGGTCTTTTAGCGTTTCGCACACTAGTGCGTTGAACGCGGGACCAACTTACGACATACACGATGCTGTCCAGCGCTATGCTAGTGCTGGTTCGATCGACATTGGCTCCTGGGGTTACCCAGGAGGAAATCGATATCATCGTATATGGAGTAATTTTGACGTAGAGGCGGGTTTTCATTCCTCGCCTCGTCCACAATACCATTTCAGGTGTGCTTATGATTATGAGCAGACATGGCAAGACTTTTCTTGGTTCGCCAGGGTAAAGTTTCGGGTCGTCAGGCAATTTCTGCTGACGATTAGGGGTGATTATTTCCCTAATGACCCGGTCGACGTTTCAGGCTTCCCTATGGAGGCATTTGAGTTGAAGAACTCATCTAGCGTCACGCCACTGAATTGGTCAAGTCCAGCGGGTTCGGCCACGCCTCTAGTGCTACAGCTACCTGAGCTTAGTATGACGAATGCGGGGTCGCACTCATCCGTTGTTCAAGTAGGTGATCTATCTGGCTCAAACCCCTTCAAGTCCTTTCGGGCTATGGAGGTTGGTGGTACTGCGGTTCAACGCCGCAATAGACACCTAGAGAGATGGATGGAGAACAATATCAGGGAATTGCGTCCGGCTGCTTACTTGGCAGCTTCAGACGCGGTCGACAGATATTGGCATCTATGGGACACCAATGTTCTTCAGCTCTTACAAAAAGTTGGGGACATCTTGAACATCCTGCCAGATCCTAAGCCTTTATTGGCCCTTTACTTTAAGATCGTAAAGGGGGATCTGTCAGTATTGAAGGACTTCGTGGATTTACTCACGGGGACTCTCCTTCAATATAAATTCGTGCAGGCGCCACTTTATCGTACCATAACTGATCTGTTAGGGTTAGATCCGGTGGCATGGCTCCGTAGGTTATCCTACCACGGAGATTTGGAGATGCGTGGTAGCTTTCGCTACGCATTTCTTCCTGCAGAAAACACCGTTGGGGATGGCGACTTGGCTCTTGAAGTACATATAAAAATGTTTGCTTCAATAGACCTCTCGACTGCCTTAACGGCCATACTGGCCGCTGATGGAATCGGTATATTGCCGACTCTATCACGAATTTGGGAAATTCTTCCCTTCAGTTTCGTGGTCGATTGGTTTACCAATATGAAGGCGCGCATCCACGCTGGTGAAAACCAAGCCAAGATGTTGTGTTTCCGCTGCGACGGCATCGTTGTGTCGTATAAAATAAAATATACACCCAGCGCTGATGAGTTGCAGGATTACGGATTAGCCTCTCCTGATGGTAGCTTTTCGATCGTGGCGTATAAGCGAGAGAAATCTTCGCTTATGCCCCTTCTACGCGAGAGCAAGTTTGATCTCCTCCGAAATCAAGGGGGAGTAAATCTTGCTACTGCGGGTTCTTTACTCTGGCAGCAATTAAGCTGACAGAGAATCGCCCGGGTCCCAATAGTGCGGACCCTATTTGTGCGTCGAAAGGACGACAAAATGACTACTACAGTCGGTTTCGGTTTCACTCCTCTGTCCGTTGCTGATGTTTCGGTTGGTTTTCTTGACCAAACGAAGCTCATTATGCGTAAGGACACCACGAACTCCAATGGAGTCCGTTTTGTCGAGTACGTCTACAACGATGGAGACCCCAACCGAGAAACGGTCGTAATTGTCCGTTACTCGGTTAATGCCCAAGGCACAGTCGCCGTTGCGATTCTGTTGCGCACCACGCAAGTGGTCACAACTGATTCCATCGAAACTGAGGTCGCTCCGATCGAGGTGTCCCTTAATTGGAACATGCCCGGACCGGCCGAAGATACGACAGTGATCCGCTCCTTAATTGGTGCGGCATTCAGCTTGTCGTTTAACGGTGTGACGTCCAAGGTCCCCAACTTGGGGATCGTAAACGCCATCAATCGCGGACTCGTAGCCAGCCTATATGGCTAGCGGCAACAAATATCGAGGTGCTACTCTGTACCTCGATGAGGGTCGAATCAGAATCTCAACTGATGAGATCCTCTTCCCAAAGGAATTTAACTATGGCCGAAATGAGGACTTTCTCAAAGTTTTCGTTTTCTCCTATGTTAAGTTGCTCGGCGACAGTCCTATCGAACGTTACAGCCCACGACCTATACGTTGCTATACTCGCTTTTTGCGTAGTTTGCAGCGTGAGGACCTACGTGAGGTGATTAAACGTTTTTCCAGTTACGCGGATATGTTACTCTCATCAGAGTATACAACCGGTCCAACCCCGTTTTACAGAGGGGACGTGTCTCAACACGTATTTTTGGACTGTATGAAAGATACTCCTGTTTTTAAGGAGTATCTAGAGTACATTCGTACTGGAAAGGCCAACCTCCTAAGATATATCCTTAGTTTTCTGCGCTTCGGTAAGAAGCTCAGATACGAGGACCCTGACTTAGACTCCACCGCGTTTCACGGCTGGAATGAGGTTGAGAAAAAACTGAGTACACTCCGATTCAACGATCATGACCTTGCATCATTGAAGGTTATAATCAGAGAGTTGGTTCCAGATTTGCAGCCGAACTGGCTGACGCCCTCATTTGGGCCCGGGAAAGTCTCGGAAACTGGAATAGCTGATGTTTACGGCAAGGTTAACCACTTGCTACCCAACAAGAAGCTTGTGTATGCCTTCTTGCGACCGGCGCTAGCCGAGTTGCGCGGGGGCGGCTTTGGGCCTGACGGCCTGCAGCAGCTGGGTAAAACAGGTTCTGACATCGCTAGGCTTAAGTTTGTGCCTAAGGATATCAGTAAGTCTAGGTCCATTTGCATGGAGCCTAACAGTGTCATGTTCTTCCAGCAAGCAGTATACCGCTGGATTGACACTGCGCTTCGACGCGGATGGATTCGAAACTTTGTTGATCTTCATGATCAGCAGAAATCACGAGATGCTGCCCTTCACGGGTCTCAGTATCTGTGCACTGATACCATCGATCTCAGTTCCGCATCTGATAGCGTACACGTAGACCTTGTCAAGGGTGTCTTTCCCCTTAGCTGGCAGTACTACATGCTAGCTACCCGCACCTCAAAAGTGCGTGTGCCTGATGGGTCCGTTGTCGCAGTGAACAAGTTTGCCCCGATGGGTTCAGCAATATGCTTCCCAACGCAGTGCATTGTGTTCACAGCTGTATGCCTATACAGCTACTTGTCAGATATCCTTTGCAGAACACCTGGTAGTTGGACGCCTACCCGACAGGAGGTGCTTTCATTAAAGCACTCAATGTATGAAGGGCGTTCTGGCAACACCCCGTTTCGCAAACGGAGTGAACCGCCGGTTGTTTTCGGAGATGATATAGCTGTTGACTCTCGTCATACTAGCAGTGTCATCGACACCTTGGAACGTCTTGGGTTCTCCGTGAACGTTGCGAAATCGTTCACAGCGTCGCAGTCATTTCGTGAATCTTGCGGAGTGTATGCGTACGAGGGGGAAGACGTGACTCCACTACTTTTCAGACTCCGCTTTTGGAAAGCGGATCAGAAAATCTCAGCGAACGTGTATGCCTCCCTGATCGAGAACGTAAACAATGCGAGACGCCTAGGCTATAATGGCTTAGCAACGTTTTGGCAAAGTCTCGTGATTGACGCTGTGGCCCCCGAAAGGGTCCCCTTCGTCAAAGAAGCAAACATGTTTGGCATACTTGTAACAAACAAGCATGCAGTTCCTGAGAGGTTCCTCAGACTCAACAAAGATATTAGAGAGTATGAGGAGCGCGTAGTGCAGGTTGTACCTCGGACTTTAGAGGGAGTCGTCGATAAAGACAAACTCGAAAAGTACCGGTGGATACAATGGTGGAAGAGTAGGCTCGGAGAGGTAGCTGCAGATCCTTACAAAGGAATGGCAGTGCCCGAACCTCGACAAGAGGGGAGGAGTCTCAGAGTCGCGCCTCAAGAAACGAGGCTCGCACCCAGATGGGCGCGGTGCGAATAGAAACTTGTTGCGGGGGAAATGAGATCGAC